AACAGCCTGCATTTCAGCAGCTTTACGAGGGTTGTACTTAAGTAATTCTCCGTTTTCGTCTGCATCCTTAACATCGTAAAGAGTCATACCGAGAGGAGTTTCGCCAGTGGTGGTTTCGATAACCTTTGCTACAACGCCATAACGCTGAGAAGTAACATTGGTTGGATCAAGAGTTCCAGCACTTCCAATAAACTCAAGGCCACCGCCAAGCTCTGCAGAAGAATCGTAATTCTTCCATCCAGTGCCAATTTTAACGAGGGTACCCTTGGTTACGCTGATAGATCCAGCTGTTAAAGCTGAAGTATCATAAGCAAACAAGTTTAAAACATCATGTTCGCTGTAATCTCTAAATGGTCTAAGTGAGTAAGCCATATTTTTTCCTTATTTTATAATATATTGTTTTGTTGTTAGTTAACTAACTACGAAACCGTCGTAGTTGAAAGCTGTTTTGTATTTTTCGTAAATGGTTTCTTCAGAAGCGGTAGAAGTCATAGGAACGTCAACGACTTCCTTTTCTGCCTTCTCTGTAACTTCTTCTACAACTTCTTCGGCAGAAGCAACAACTTCTTCAGTTTTAGCTTCGGCGACCTCTTCCTTCTTAACCTGTAAGAAAGCAGAAATCTTTTCCTTGTAAGCAGAGAAAGCTTCTTCATCAAGCCCAGCAATATCAGAAGCAATAACTTTTCTCATCTTGTCATCTAATTCGAATTCAGACTCGAAACCAGACATTCTGGCGTTAAATGCTTCAGCAGCTGCGGCTTTATGAATTTCTTCTTGAGAAGCCTGTAGAGCTTGCTTTAAAGATTCCATTTCTTCTTTAAGGGAAGTCTGAGATTCTAAAAGAGTCTCATACTTTTCTTCTGTAGCTTTAAGAGCTGAATCTACCGCTCCCTTTTCGGCGGCAAATTTTTCTGAAGCGTTCTTAAGCTCCTGCTCAATAAGCTCTGAAATCTGAGAAGCTGAAATTTCTTTCAAGTTCTCATCTGTTATATCGTTAATGCTTGTGATTTTCATAGACTTTTGATCTTTACTATTATTTACATTTGTTTTTTCGAAATTGGAAATATTTTCTTCACTTGCAACGTTTTCCTCCTGAACAATTTCAGGTTCTTCAGTCGCTAAAACGGCATTCGTTGCCACTCCTTTGACATCAGCTGCAGGAGTTTCAGTTAAACCGATACCTAAAGGAATAACATTTCCAATAACTTTTCGATAAACGAACTTATCTTCGTCTACCTTTCCTGAACCACCAAAGGCTCTAAGTTTAGACTTCATACTGTCTACCTCTTCCTGCTCAGAAATCTCTATTCCGTCTTCAATATTTTTAGATTCACCTTCGACGACTACTAAGTTGTATTCGCTAAATCCTAGCTCCCAGCTAGCGCTAATCTTCTGGTAGTTGTCGCTTGAAGCATCGCTAGAATCTTCAATAGCTTCAGCCAAACTTGGATTTGCAACTTTCCATAAAACGCCACCTAGGGTAATATTGAATGGATTTTTTAAATTTTTTACATGCTCAGCGGTTAGAGGAGCATCAGTTCCAAACTCGCTAAAACCTGCTGTTAATATAACACCAAAAATTCTCTCCCTATTATGTTCAAGATTAATTGGCTTGTTAATAAAATTTTCATACATGGCTACAGCCGTTTCAGCGTCGATAACATCTCCATTTTTGTTGACACGATTAACAACCGCAGCATTAAATGCCACAGGTAATAAATCTATATTTTTTTCAGTATCAACGTTAGGAATAAAATTACCTACTTCAACTAGAGAAGCTAAAGCCAAATACTTATCTTTCTCTTCTGAAACCAATGGTTTCAAAATAGAACTAAATGTAGTTGTGTATTTGTGTTTCATAATTAAATTTCAAACCATTTTTCAGTTTCTTTTTCTTCGTCAATATAAAGTTCATCTATATTGTCGAAATCAAAATCTTCAAAACCTTTAAGGTCTAAAGCAGCTAATGCGAGATCTTCCTCTTCAGGCTCCCAAAAATCTGAGATATCTACAACTGAAGCTTTAGCTACATCTTGGTCAGCTTTTCTGTAAGACTCTTTGACTTTGCCGCCGCCCATCATTCTTAAAAACATATTTACTCTAGCCATTGCCCATTGACCTCTAGTTTTACCGGGCCTGTGAGATTGGCTAAAAGCACCAGCTCCTCTTCTATAAACTTTTTTTAATTGAGAAAGAGAAACTTTTCTTGAGTGTTTAGCGTTATGCTCCTTAACTTTGTTTTTAAGCGACTCTACAACTTGAACTGAAAATTCAATAGCTTTCTCTGACTTCGAAGAAGCAGATCCGGGTTTATTTTTATCAGAGCCCTTCCTTTTTTCACTAGGTTTAGAAGGTGTTTGCGCAGAGCTTTTAGGTCCGGGCCTTTTAGCAGCTTCGATCTCTCTAGAAAAAAAATCCACCCAATAATCGGAGTCTATTCTTTTATTGTTTTTGCTATTAGAATCCATTACGATTTTCTTACTTAATTTTTACACAAAATATTAGGAAATTTGACTATAATTTAAAACCGCAGCAGAAAATAAATCTAAATCAAAACATTCAGCGAGCTGATTTAAGTGATTTAACTTATTTTGATTAGTTTTAGCTTTACCATTTGAATGCAATTCTATAGCAGCAGACCAATTATCTTTATCTTCATTAATAAAGATTTCCTTAGCCATTTCTTCACAAACTTCTTTCTGTTTTTTTGTTAAACTTCTTTTACTATGCTTCTTTCTAAAAAAAGCTTTTACTTCATCTTCAAGTTTTTGATAATCCTTGAAGCTGTCTGAAACTTTAGTCATTGAATAATTAGCAATCGCCGGAGCCTTCTTATTATCTCCTTGAGGGGAAACATTTTTAGTAGACTGAGGGGTTGAAACGCCCGGAGGTCTTCCAGTGTTTATTGGGGCTCCTCCAGCATTTGGAGTAACGGGAGCGTAGAGCCCTTCTTCTTTCAAATCTTTGAATTTTCTTTGAGATTCTACGGATTCTTCATGATCAGGAAGCCTACCGTTTTCTATAGCTTGAATTCCTTCTTCAGCCGTCAAAACCCCTAGCTGCATTAACTGAGCTACAACCCTTTGCCAAACTGAAGAATCTTTAATATCTATTTCTTCAAAATGAGGAGTAGGGAAATTTTTAAACCCTAAGCTTCTGCATAATCTTTTAACCTCTGGCATTAAGAAGTTGTCAAGGAAAGCCTGTCTTCCCTGCTCTAATCTTTGCAGAAAAATATTTACTTTAATGCTTGTACTTGAGAACTTCTCTTCGCCAATGAGAATATTGTTTAATCCTTGTTGTATGTCAGTATTAACAACTTCGTATTTTCTAGGGTCAAGGATTGCAGCAATATTAGGAATGACAAATTCAGCTTTAGTAGTATAATCAGAAACAAGAACTTTTCCAACTGACTGGTTCTGGAAAAGAGCTTGCATAGCCTGTATATTTTTTTGATTTACATTAAGAGTTCCATTCTTTAGCTCACTACCCATCGTAATCAGCAGTACGGCTTGCTGAGTTGTCCGAGTTAAAGCCATGTCCATTTTTTTCATCTCCTGCTTCCAGTTAATGTCTTCTAGAACAGGGAATCCCATTGGCACAGCAAATGGTTCGTAGTCTTGTTTTTTATAAAATACAGCGCTAACCTTATCTACATTAAGGGGTAACGTAATATAAGATCCTGTGCCAGCTAAAGTTTTTTTGCTTAATTTCTTTCTATTCTCTTCGCTTAAACTTCTTAATACTTCTCGATCTTCTTCTGTAGTTGGGTTTTTTAATCTTTCTAACTCGTAGTCAGTTAGTATTTTATAATAATTGGTGCCGACAAAAGAAATGTTTCCTCCATACTGAATATCAGCAGGATTTAAAACCATGTAGTTAGAAGGCAGTCTTAGGTCTTGCCCAGCTTCTGCTGCTAAAGATCCAATTTGATTGCCAAACACCTGAGTAATTTTAGGTAAGTCTCCTCTGTCTACTTTATAATCAAATCTATAAGTAAACACATTACCAGATCTGTAGTATTCTCTGAAAAATTTATCAGTAAAACTATTTATGTTAATTTTCTTAAATAAAGCGTGAAGAAAATCTCTAGACTTCTTATTGCCCCCCGTAAAATAAATAGGGCTGCAAGAAAACTCAGTCATTAAATCAATAACATTTCTAAAAGAAGAAAAATTATAGTAAGCCTTCTGACAAAGAATAACAGCGTCTCTAACATTTAAGGCGCTTTTGTTAGAAACCATATTCGAATACTTGAACGGCACTAGCCCGTATTCAATATTATGAAAACGGTCTGTCCTTTCAATTGTGCCAGCAATATTCCTTCTTGATTTCAAAGTATCATCGCTACCTGAAGAAGCTGTTGCCATCAAAGGCGTAATATCTTGAATTGTTTTCTTTGTCATTTTTTAAATTTCTATTAGACTATTTTTAAAGTTCCGCCGTCACTATAAATAGCTCCTGCCGGTAAACCAGAAGAGCTAGTAGGCAAATTAGGCATAAGTATAGTTCCGTTTACACCACTAATTACTATAGCTTGACTAGCATTTCTACCTAAAACTAAAGTAGTATTATCAAACATTTCTAAATAAGCTAAACCAGCCGCATCATTAACAGCAAATAAACTACTAGAGTTGCTCCCCACCCCAGTCTCCACGAAAGACATAAAAGTACCATTCGAGCCTACTACCGAGACAATGCCTGAACCCGCTACTAAAGAAATTTCAGTAGGAACGCCAGCTCCACTTATATTTACAGTTGGCGCTGTGATTTCAGAACCAAAAACTTTATCTCCAGTAAAAGTAAAATTACTTCCACTAACTATGCTGTTAACAACAGTCGTGCTAGAACTATTACTAATCTCAGTAGATAAATTTCCTGAAACAGTATTTGTATAACTAACTAGATCTCCACTGGTAGTATTAATCTGAGTGTTAAGGGTTCCACTAGCGGTATTAATACTAGTGTTTAAATTTCCACTTACAGTTCCGACATACCCACTTAAATTATCTATGTTTGTACTTAAAGTCGTACCTGTAGTTTCTAGTCTGGTTGATATTGCTCCGCTGACACTATTAGTATAAGAGGTGGCTGCAGAACCTGTTTGACTAATACTTGTATTTAAAACTCCTGAGGTGCTCTGAATATCCGTATATAATTCTCCAGAAGTAGTGGAAAGCTCTGTTGTAGTAGCAAAACCAGAAGGGTTAGTAGATAATGGGTAATAGTTAGAATTACCGACATCTACGATGAAACCGGAAAACTCTGTCTGATCTACTTGCTTCTTACGGATTAAATTGGCCATATCCTCTAAAGAATTACACTAAAACATTACAGGAGTGAAAGTATTTAAATTTTGTTCCACTTTTTGTTGCATTATATCATTATAACATTTAACTCCCCAATTAGCTAACATAAAGGCTGAGTAATTATCTTTTCGGGCTTTGTTTGCCGAGCTGCCTCTTTTTAGGTGCTGCGGCAAGTCAAAAGATTGCTGCCCTCTGGAAGTGGTTTTATATTCTACTAAAGCGCATTGCTTTTTAGTTTGATATATGAAGTCGTCTTGATTCTCGATGAAATCTAAAGTCGTCCAATCTTTTTTGCTATCTACAAATATGCATTCTTTAGGGAGATTGATTCTAATGGTGTTATCAAAAAACGCTTCGTTGGAACAAGTCCTTGAAGCAAATAAAACTTTCTTGTAATCTATACATGCTTGCAAATATTCATTTGCCTTTCGAATAAAATTAGTAGAGAACACTTGGTTAAATGCTATTTTATGTTCCGATAAGTTGTACTGTATTCTAGCCGACCTTAGTTCATTCTCATACTCAGGGCTATCAGCTTCTGGAGTAAAATTAAGAAGCTTCATATTGATATTAGCTTTCTTAAAAAATTCAGACTGATTACAAGTATCAAAGAAAATATCTCCGCCAGCGTTATCACAAATAATCATAACTACATCAAAGTAAGTCATGATATAACTAAAATATTTAACATGATTATTGAGATTGCCTAATCCAGCATAAGTATGAACTAGCGTACCGATACCAGTCTCTTCATCTAACTCCATGACTGCTATAGCAAAATAGTCAGCGTTTGGACTATCACTCATGTTAGGGTCAATCCCAACTACATATTTTTTACCAGCGGTGCCTTTTATTAAAGTGTGGGGATGCTCGTCTTTCAACGTGCATTCTTCCATTTTCTTAGCACTGAAATAACTGTCAGAACCGTCTGTAAACTGAGCGCAACATTCTCGAAGAAAAGCTGAGTG